TTAAACAAACATACTTATTTGTATACTTCTTATATTTAGTAAAAATAAACATTATATTTGCAATATCTAAATCATTAATATGATATTTTTCTAAATTTTTAGAAGAAGTTGCATAAATTGTTTTATCATTCACAAATGTCATATCAGAAATATCTCCTTTATCTTTCAATGATTTATGTAAAATATTTTGAATAGATTTAATTGGTCTAATAGTACGCTTATTAAAATTTCCTTCACATACATCAAAATTTTGAAAATATGGAATACATTTTAAATATGCAAATAACCTAAATAATGATTCTTGTTTATCTTTCCCTTTCCATGGTTCTTTTAAAAAATCTTTTATATTTGATATAGTTTTAATATATTCAAATAAATCAATAAATGAATTCATTGTAATATGATTATATCATTATAATCATATTATTATGTATTGTTAAATTCAATTTTTTATATTGATATAAAACATATCAATATATAATCTTCACTTCTGTTATTTCTCCATCTTGACAACATTAAATACATTCTTCATTCTTTTCATTCAAATAAATTTCGACTTCTATATCTGGATGTTTAGGCATTGCAATTTCAAACCAATTTCCTCCATATTTTCCAATTTTTCTACATGTTGTCTTTTGATTACATCTTCATATTAATTACATATGTTAATAAATTCAACATAATTGTAACCAACTTCATTTATACAAACTCTCATTTTTGCACTAGCTTGATCGTCTTTATAAAAAATAATACACCTTCCATCATTAGAAATTTCAAATCCTTTTTCAATTTTTTTATTAATCTTTTATTTGTCCATATTCATATCTTGTTTCATTTTTAACTTTTTCATCCTCTGCATATTCAATACATTTTCCATTTTTCATATCATTTAAATAATAAAATGTCATTTTCATATTTCCATTCTCATAATATTCATCGCATAATCCATTTTTAAGTCCATATTTGTCATAATTATATTCCATCTTTTTTTTTCCATTATCATAATATTCTTCATATGATCCATTTATTACACCATCAGCATAATAACATTTTATTTTTATATTTCCATTTTTATAATATTCTTCATATATTCCACTAATTATTCCATCTGTATAAAAACATTTTATTTCTATTTTTCCATTATCATAATAACTAATTTTATATCCTTCTTCAACTCCATTAACAAAATTTACTTCACTTTCAATTTGTCCACTTTTATAATAAGATAACATTTTTCCAATTTTCTCTCCATTAATATAATTAACCTTACTTTTTTATTGATCCGTTTCCGTCAATATGATATACAATTTCATCACCATGTTGTAATCCATTTTCATACATACTTTTACAATAAATTGAACCCAGCATATAATCAATCTTTTCACCATGTTTAACATCATTTTTATAATTTATTGTTTCGACTATCTTTCCATTTGGTGCATATTTTTTTGATATTCCATTTTTTTGACCATTAACATATTCTTCTACAATTCTATAGTTTCCTTCAAATCGTTCACGAAATTCACTACACATCTTTATAAATTTTACTATTTATTTATATATATACAAATTATTGTTTTTTCAATTTTTTTTATTATTTATAAAATAAATAATAAAAAAATTATTCAGTAACTTTGGTAATCATCTTGTCATATAACTTGTGTGCTCTTTCATTATACGGTTCTGGTGCATGTAATGCTGTATATGCAACATTTCCAAATGATGTTGGATTCATTATTATTTCTTTTACACAATTATCAAGTTTTTCTTCTTGCTTGTCATTTAATTGATCTTCTAAAAATGCAATATCATTAACACCATTTATACATACATGATCAGCAAATTGTGATGTATATTTCAAGTCAAATTCTTTTTTAACAATCTCTTTCCATATTTTAGGTTCATCATTCAATGAATATGACATTCCACTAATATTTGATAAAAAATTAACCATATTTTTACTTTTTTTACATAACATATAAAATATAATAATAATTACTAATACTAGAAAAATAATATAGATGAAATTCATAATAATATATAATATATCATTATAAATTCTTCTTTATTGAAAACACATAATATGTTCCATAAGGATATTTATACTTTTGTTTTACTTCAAATTTATTCTTCGGTTCATATCCAGATATTAACTGATCCATTGTAACAAACTCACCATGTTGCTCTAAAAATTTAATCAAATCACTAAAATATAACATCCAATCATTCATGTTACTTATATGTGGTACATGCTCTTTCATTTTTTTTATTCTCTTATCAAACATATTATTGTAATCATCTTCTGTTATCTCCTTGTTATGATTAAAATAATTAAAATGGATTTCTTCTAACATACTCGTCATTTTTATATATATGATAAATATTAATATATTTATTTATATTATTTTTTCCTATTTTTTCCAATTTTTTTCATAAACAAATGATAAATAAAATTTATCATTTGTTTTTTTAATATTGAGTGTTACTTAAAAAACATTTTGTTTTTGTTTTTTATTACATGTTTCAATCTCTTTATTATCATTATCATAAATAATAGACAGATTTAATGTAAAATTTCTTTTCTTGTTTATTTTATGTGTATTTTCATAATATGTTTCATACTTATATATTGCTCCGTCTTTGTAACTATATTTTGCCATTATATCACCATTTTCAAAAAATCTTTTTGATTCTCCTTCAATTTTTCCATCTAGTTCCTTTTTGGATGGTTATATGTTCCATAAATATCATATTCCATTTCATTCAATATATGAGATTTTAAACATTCATCAACCTTTCTATTTTTAAGTGTAAATGTTTTACTAATCTTTCCATTAGAAAAATAGTTTGTGATTTCAATAATGTCAATGTCATTATCACAAAACAACTTGTACAAAATAATTCATATTCACATTTATGTTAAACACTAAATACTGATCCAAATAGTATATAAAAATTATTTTGATGTATAAACGATAAAAATTTATATTTTTCATTTTAATTAAAAAAATTGAAAAACATAAATAATTGATATTTCCATTACTTTTAAAACAAGTGATTTAATAATGTCTGGCTATTCTGAACAAGCTTACACATTCAAGGAAGCGTGTACTGGAATTTGCATCGCATTGAATTCATTCGGTTATCTCAATGAACAGCAAATCAAACAAGCTATCTTGATGGCTCAGCAAATTGGATCATTCCAAGCAATTGATGCTGTTGGAGACTACAATGAAGTCTTGCAAATGGTCAAACATTTGCCTCTGGATTTCACCAGCATGTACTGCATTCTCAACAATGTACGACACGAAGAAGAACTTGACATTCTTTTTATGTGTCTCCGTTCAAGCGACATTGCTATCTGTTACTGTTCCGACAAAACAATACATGACAGCGCGACACGAAAACGAATGGGTGTGGAAACACATACTTACTGGACAAAATGCAAATGCTATTGTTGTATGAATCGGATCAATGAAATGATAGCACTCCATCAGTTCTACGAAGACACCGACACTAAATATGATACCATCATTCCGATTGGATTCAAGCAAGTGTTGGGAGATATCGTAACTCCATACCATGATGATGGTTTGGATGTGTATTCTGATGGCATTGATCATGACGATGATCTTCCAAGATTCTCTTCAATCGTCACCCCGTATGATCGTGCCCTGAGGGAAGAAGATGAACGTCAACGGGATGAAGAATGCAAACGCATTGCAGTGGAGGAACCTCGTGCCGGCTACTTCTGGGACGATGACGGCGAAATCAATGAATTCTATGGTGGCATTCAAATGAATTGATGATGGCGAGATAGCGTCTTCATTCGTTTGATGTCTTTCATGTGTAAAATGTGTAGGTTTTCAATCACCTGATTGAAACCAAAAATCAAAATAAAAATCTACATTTTTATTTTGATTAAAAAATTATAATAATAATATTTCAAATTTCAATAATATAATTTGAATATATATTCATTATATATATATTCAAATAGTATATATAAAAATCATTTTGATTTATTTTTATAATTTTATAATATATACATGCACCAAATAATCAAAAATTTTATAAATAAAGTAAACAAAACAAATCATATAACAATTAATCAAATAAATAATACAATATTAATTTATAATGAAATTGATAATGAAATTGATAATGAAATTGATAAAATAATTGATATCACTAAACGACATATTCATTATCATGATTATTATAATTAACAAATTATAATAATTATTTTTACTTTTATTCTTTTTCATTAAAATCTTTCAGATATTCATCAAAAAATGTATCTACAACTTTATCAATTTTATTTTTAAACAATGTATTTTTAATATCATCAAAATGTCCTTCTTTCAATGTAATAAATAACTCATCATATACACAATCATTGTAAATATCATTAAAACAATCAATATCTGTTTCATCGTCATCTTCATTAATTCCACTCTTTTTATTTTTATTACTGATTTCTTTTTGTGCATTTCCATATTCTTTTGATAGTTCTTTTTCATTTTTTATTCCTTTTTTTACAATATCTCTAAATTCTTTTATAATATTTGCATATTCATTTGCTAGTTCAATAATTTTTTTCAAATGTGCCTCTATTATTGTGTGATAATCATATTATTTTATTGTCATATAATTCAATGTGTTTATTTTTCAATTTTTCATTTTCATTTTTTTATGTAAACGAAACAACAATATATTTTTTTTTTTGTTCTTCAATTTCTACTTCTTTCTTTATATTCATTTCTCTCATTTTATTAACTACAATTTTTACATTATACCATAATGTAGTTATTTCATCATATTTTGTTTCTGTTATTAATTTTTCAATAAATTGTCCATATGATATTTTATTATGTATATGTGATACTAAACTATAATCTGAAAATTTCATACAATCTAGTAATTTATTTATTTTATTATTTTTATTCTGCTCAATTATATCTAATTCTCGTTCAAATGCACGAATGTTATTTATATCAATTCCATGTTTATGTATAAGTTCCTGAATACTTGTTAATCGTTCTTGTCGTATATCATATATTCCACCAATTAAATTTATTATTGATTCAATAGAAAATGTTAGATGACACTTTATATTTTCATCAAAATAATAAATAAAATCCATTAATATTTCTTTATCAATATCATGAAATAACAAATTTGAATTTAACATTTCTATTACTTTCTCATTATATTCATAATTAATAACATATTCAATATTCATCCATTCAATTGTAGATATTTTCTGTTTCTCTTCCATTTTTTATATAAATTTATATTAAAAAAACATAAATTTATAATCTTTATTTTTCAATTTTTATAATGAAATAAACATTTCTGGTTCAAAAGAAAATAAATATATTTTGGACACAATCAATGTTTCTGTTGCATATTCAACTGGTTTTGATAAAATTTTATTCAATTTATCAGTATCACTAGTAGATCTTTTACATATATGACGTTGACTAATAAACAAATATTTGTTATCTTGATTAAATACTTGTTTTATCATATCTGCTGTTATTGTATTATATTTTTTCATTATATCTTCTTTTTGTGATTCATCCATTATAATAACTGTCACAAATTCATTCATTACACTTTCACTTATATCATTTACACCCTTGGAATTTTTAAATGGACACAAGTATCCATAAATTTCAAGGTTTAGTCTTTTCAGACTTGTGTAATTTTTGGTTTTGTGATGCCGACGTAGCACCACTGATTATTTGTTTCTTTTTTCGACATAAATACTCTGGTCTTTGTTTCTTATGAATTGCACACCATACTATTTTATGAATATTCCGAGAACTATTTTCATCTCTATTCCACAGTCTTTTGCATGTTTTACACATTAGTAAACCGTGTCTTAAGATGATTTCATTCTTCTTCCATGGGCGTGGATTTTCACATGTTCTAAATACTTCACATTCTTCATGACATTTACTACATTTACAACTTGTATTATCTTCATCAACTAAATATACATCAAATCCATTTTTTCTCAATGTTCTTCTTATTCCTAATCCTTTAGTCGGTTCTTTATATTTCATTTGTTTTTTTTGACACCAATCACCAATACACACAACTACATCTTTTTGTTCTCCAAATGTATCAATGAAATTCTTTATCATTTTTTGTTCATTTTGAATTTTATTTATGTAACCATTCAATTTAAATTTTCTGAATAATTTATCTTCGTAAAATTTGAATAATAATTGATTTGTTTTATTTTTTTCTTTTACGTATTCTTTAAATTTATCAATATTAAGTGTTTTACGATTTTTATCTGATAATTGTGATTCAATTTCTATTATATTTTTATCATCAATCCTTTTATTTTTCTTCTTTTCATTCATGATATTTCTATATTTCTTTTGTTTAGTTTCTTTTCTATTTTGGTCTTGTGTATATCTGTATTGATTTCGTTCTCTTTTAAGACTATCAATACAATATAATAAATCAGATTTGTTTGGGTCACATGCTATTATTTTTTTATCTTTTAATTGTTCGTATTCTATGTCATCTAAATCACTAATATATTTTTCAGATGATTGTTTTATTTTGCGTTTTGGTATTTGTTTTTCAATCATATCATTACGAATTAATAATATCGAACAACTTACACCATCAGTATTTATCATATGATTAAATGTGTAATTCTTCTTTTTGAAACATGATAATTCAGTTCTAAAAAAGAATTTCCATATTTTATCCTCATTTGTTTTTAATCTTCCTTTAGTTGTAAAATATCCTTTATTTTTTTCCATTAAACAATGAACAATTGATGTAGTATCAATTTTAATGTGTTTTGGTATAATTTCTGTTCTCATCGGAAACAAATTATATATAGTTTCATTTTCAGTATCGACATATTTCATCATATTAAACATACAAATAAAATAATCGTTTGAATGACATTGTATGTCATAATATATATTATTTTTGTCAAATTTTATTTTATCTGGTACAATTATTTTTTTAGTCATATTTATCCAATCATGGTAAAACCATTTTGATTTATAATCAGTATCAGATACATTTAGTATATCTTTTTTAATTTTTCTTAAATCTGAACACAATTGTGATATTCTTGATTTACGTTCTTTTTTTGTTATCTTTAATTTTCGTATTTTCTCAATCATAAATTTCTTTTTCCAAACTACATTAATAAATCTTCCTTCATTTATACCACCTTTATTATATAATTTATAACCAATTAAACCATTTGATGATATGGCAACAATAAGAGTATATTTTTGAAATACTCTATTATCCGATGATTTATAATAACATCTTTTTCCTTTCTCACTTCTACAATATTCTGGAATCATATTTGGTTTTATTGATGTTTCATCTATAGAAATAATATCATTGATATCATACTGTCTAATTTTCTTGAATAATTTTTGAACTTCATCAGTATAACTAATTGGTTTTCCATATCTAGTTTCTGGAAAATGTCTGCGTTTGGTTCGTTTTCGTGAAATATAATTATCTCGTAAAATTTCACCCAACCATCTCGGTGTTATATCATAATCATCAAACTGGTGACGTAATATTTTATCTAATTCTTCCAACGTTATCAATTTATGTTTAGATATTTGTTGTAATGCATAATCTACATGTTTTTGCATTACCTTGTACGATGTTGTATTTCTTGGCTGATTTAATACATTACCTGTTTCATTGTATCTTTTCACCCATCTCATTAATGATGTTCTTTTGCAATTAAATAATTCACTTGTTTGTAAATAATTATCATTTTTCAAATAATGATTAACTGCGAATAATTTAAAATCATTCGAATGATGCATATTTATATATTTTATATATAAATAAAAGTGTCCATTTAAAAATTCCAAGGGTGTAAATTATCAATACAATAAATAATACGAATTCCATATTCATTACAATTCTTAAATAATTTCTTGTATAAATCAACATTTTTGCTTTCATTCTTAAAATCATTAATAATATAATCATTACTCGTATAAATTTCATTAAATCCAAATTTCCTTATATATTCTTTTTGTGCATCAATTCCATTTTGCGCTGTAATAAATATATTATCAACAATATCATCATTTATTTCATGAATTTGTTGATACTTAAATTCAACTGTACTATATAAATCAACTTCATGCTTCACTGCAATTACGGGTAGTTCTTCATCCTGTTTATCTTCTTCATGTTTATAATATTTAACAAATTTACTATCATCACTATATTCTATTTTACGAATTTTACGATTAGCATGAACATTCAATATATCATCTGTAACAACATCCTTATTAATAATATGAATATAACGACTATGCCATGATAACAATAGTTCTTTCATTATCTTTATAGCTAATTTCAAACGTTCATTAACATTATGACTAACAATAAGCATTGGCATATCATATTTTCTCATTTGTGATAATTTATTATTTATTTTTTACGACCTATTTGGTATATTTTTTCAACTTTTTTCAACTTTTTTATCAAAAAAAGTTGAAAAAACCAATTCATTATATTCTCCATTGTGTTTGTTGATTAGTGTTTTAAGGTATCAGACTATTGTGTTGAAATGGATGCACCTCGCATAAGTGTTATGCAACATCACATTAAAAATGTGACCACTGTTTACCTTACGCTATGCAGTATCACGAGTCGTACTGATGCACTTTACCCGCTCTACTTGTCCGATGATGAACTTGAGGCTGTGGCATCTATTGCAAATACATATAGTTTGGATTCTTATATGAATCCACCCGAAGTTGCCAACATGTTCAGATGTATTTTCAAGGAATTCTTCAACGAAGATCAAGTTAAACCAGCACAATACATCCTTGGTGGAAAATCGGAAACATTCATGTCCACTCTTGAAAATAGCCTCGCTCAGATTGGAGAATGGTACCGTGCACACAATCTTCCGTAAAATAACAAATTTTACGGAAGATTATTTTAATTAATATTCCTATATTAATTAAAAAATAAAAATTGAAAAATCCATTTTTCTGTAATCTCTATTTGTTTTTTATATCATGTGATAAAATGGAAACCCCTACTCTTGCAAATCTACACAACTTCCATTCTTACAGCATTGCTGTACACGAACGATGTACATTCGCGTGTTACATCATGAAACTCGTTGCTGATTCATTGGGATCTATTCCCGACGAGTCAATTCCATCAATTGTCGGATGGATTAGTGAACTGAGTGATCTGACAAATCTTGAAAACAATCGCGATTGTTTTTTGCTCAGCAAACTCAGCAAACTTTTCCGCATGGAGTCCATCAATAAGATTGTACATCACGTGGCATCATACCGTGAATTATGTCTTCTCGTTGAATGCATCTACCACCGAAACATGGCACTTGTTACACTCAACGAAAAAACACACCACTACAAAAACTTGCCGGATTTTTATTCTGATTATGGAATCATCGGCGGGTTCTGGAACTATGACTCGGTTTTCAAACAGGTGGAACGTGTATTTGAAGATAACGACGACACCCGCTATGACTTTGACACGGACAATGAATGATGAAGTAATCACGTAAAATCATGTCTAGTTTTCAATCTTTTGATTGAACTCAAAAAATCAAAACAAAAAATTCGTATTTTTTGTTTGATTTAATTATTAATTTGATAAACATCATTCCAATCAATTAATTTGTTACATATTTTACAATACTGTTCATTTGTTTGTTTTGTTTCTACAAAATAATCAACTAAACATTCAGCATGATAAATATGTCCACATTTTAATTTTAAAAACTTTCCTCCAGCTTTACCACATTTGCAACAAATAACATTTTTTTCATTCAATACTTTACACCCTTGAAGATTTAAAATGGGACAGAAGCCTCATAATAGGGATCAACAAGGTTGAGTCTTTTCATACTCGTGTAAATTTTGGTTATGTGGAACACAATTGAGTGTTGATTCTTAGAGAATCCGCCGACGAAACGCCACTGATCCATTATGTAATGGATGGTTGATAATCTTCATGTATATATTAAACACCCATTAAAGAGATCATATATACAATCATTAGATCATCAACAATCTTTCTTATATATTT